GCAAGAGCGGTTCAGCCAGCTAGTCGCTGCAGGCAGCATGTCACAAGCAGACTGTTACCGTGAGGCTTACGATGCAGGCAACATGACTGACAAACAGATACATGAAGAGGCCAGCAAGCTAGCCAGCGGGAACCCAAAGGTTGCCCAAAGGATCGAACAGATAAAAGCCCCAGCTGTGCGAAATTCCCAGATAACACGCGAAGATATCTTGTCAGGTTTACACCGAGCGACTGAGTTGGCTGAGACAACTGCGCAAGCGGGGGCGATGGTTTCTGCGCTGCGTGAGTTGGGCAAACTGATCGACGCGTACCCGGCAGAGCGCAAAGAGGTGCAGATCAACGATGACATGGTCAACAGAATACAGGCAGGCCGCAAGCTAGCGGCAGGGCTACCTACTATTAACTGAGGGAGACAGACCTATGAAGAAGCCAACCAAGAAGGCAGCGGCCACTACAAAGAAGACGCCTAGTCGCAAGCAGCCTGCAAAGAAGATGAAGAAGCCTACATCTAAGAGATACTAATGCCATCTCAGGTACAGGGCAGGCCACACGTCTGGCAAGCACCGCCACCGGGTCAGTCCCCGGTTGATGTGTGCATTGAGTGCGGTGAACGGCGCATCAGCCCCTACGAACAGACGGCATGTGAGCCTGACGCTGTCGGCGCATCACTGGGCCAGATAAGGACACTGCATGACTACAGCCCTATCGACTAACACAGAGACGCAGCTGGCCGACCTTATGGCCGAATGCTACGCCAACCCATTGCTGCATGTAATGGTCAGCTACCCATGGGGGCAGGGCCAACTAGACGGGCGCACTGGCCCGGACGTGTGGCAGGCTGAGTTTCTGCGCGAGGTAGGCAGCGAGGTACGCAAGCGGGGCTTCACCGGGCGCGATGCAGTTGACCCGCTACAGTTCAGCACGGCCAGCGGTCACGGCATTGGCAAGAGCGCCATCACGGCGTGGCTTATCCGCTGGATCATGGACACCCGGCCATTCTGCAAAGGCGTGGTCACAGCGAACACATCCGAACAGCTGCGCACCAAGACGTGGGCCGAACTGGCCAAGTGGCACGACATCAGCATCAGCAAGCACTGGTATCACATCAACAGCGGCGGCGGGTCCATGAACATGTACCACCGCGACCACCGCAACACATGGCGCGTTGACGCACAGACTAGTCGCGAGGAAAACAGCGAGGCATTCGCTGGCCTACACGCTGCATCGTCCACACCGTTCTACATATTCGATGAAGCATCAGCGATCCCGGACAAGATATTTGAGGTCCGCGAGGGCGGCTTGACCGATGGTGAGCCGATGACATTCGACTTTGGCAACCCGACACGAAACAGCGGCAGGTTCTATGAGAACATGGTCGGCAGGTTCAGACACCGCCTAATCAGACGGTTCATCGACAGCCGAGACGTGGCCATCACGAACAAACGCCTGCTTGACCAATGGGTCGATGACTACGGCGAGGACAGCGACTTCGTGAAGGTCAGGGTCAAGGGCGAGTTCCCCAGCGCGGGTGCGCTGCAGTTCATTGGCACAGACACTGTCGATGCCTGCGTTGGCATTGATGTGGCCGTGACACCCAACGATCCTGTGGTCATGGGCGTGGACGTTGCCCGGTTTGGTGACGATCAGTCTGTCATCGTGACCCGGCATGGCCGCGATGCTGAGAGCAAGCCATTGGAGCGATACCGTGGCGTGGACACCATGACGCTGGCATCCGAGGTGGCAAGGCTAGCCCGGCTGTACCGACCCGACACAATCTTCATAGACGGTGGCGGTGTAGGCGGTGGAGTAGTGGACCGATGCAGGCAGCTGGCTGTCGAGGTGGTCGAGATTAACTTTGGCAACAAGGCAACCATGGCAGGCTATGCCAACATGAGAGCGCAGTGCTGGGGTAACATGAAGGACGCCATAGCAGACGGCATCCGATTACCCAACGACCCGGACATGAAGAGCGACCTGACCGGGGTGGAGTACGGCTACAATGTGCGCAACCAAATACAGCTAGAGAAAAAAGAAGACATGAAGAAGCGCGGCTTGCAGTCCCCGGACATTGCAGACGCCCTCGCATTGACATACGCGCACCCGGTGCTGCCGACCCGCGCTGGCTACGCCGGGGACGATTACGGCCACGCTGAACACGAATACAACCCTTTTTAACCTGCGACTAGACGCAAGCCTTGATTTGATGTAGGATTGGCAACATGGCAAACGACACAAAGATATCAGCAAGAATAGACGTGACCCCCCTTAACCCTGACAACGGGCGTATGGTGCAGGCGCTCTATGATATTGGCGATGCTATTGTGAAGGAAAGCACCACGTTTAAATATTATGTTATGAAAGATAAGATTGACGCGCTAGTCGCTGAACATAAATTTCATATGGATGACGTTGTCATCGACAGCAGGACGTGCTGCTTTATGGCGTTTGCTAGGTTTAGCGATGACGGCCCCACCTACGAACAACAGCCGCCGCACTGCGTGGGCGCTGTCGCAGGTTTTGTGAGTGACAGCTGGTTTGACGGCAGCACCTCACTCAACGATTTCTTTTTATACGTTCACCCAGCCGCCCGGCGCACTGGCACTGCCGAAATACTGATTGGCCAGTACGAGTTGTTTGGCAGAGAGATTGGTGTGGACAAGATTAACTTAGGCATATCCACAGGGCTGCGTCAAAAGGCGCTTGGCCGCTTTTACGAGAATGCTGGCTACCAGCAATCCGCAACCCAATACACCAAGGAGATAGCGCATGTGCTTTAGCAGCCCAAGCCCACCACCCCCACCACCGCCGCCACCACCCGTTCCAGCCCCTCCAATGGCTAGCGCAACGGCAAACGTGGCAGCGCGTAAAGCCCAGCAAAAGAGTACCAAGGCAAAGCAAGGCCAAGCTGGTACAATTAAGAACGTTGCAGGTGCGCAGGGTCTATTGGACGATGCATACACAACGCAACCTACATTGTTAGGCTCGTAAACTATGGTAATGATCACTCCAGAAAACCTGCCCAAGGGGCAGATGCAAGGAAAGCAGGCGCGGGTCTACAAGCGGTGGAAGTCGCTTGAGAATGACCGCTCGTCATGGCGCTCTCACTGGATTGAGATTAGCGATTACTTACTACCCCGGCGAGGAAAGTACCTGCTTGAAAGCAGCAACAGCCGGGGCCGTAAGCGCAACAACAGGATCATCGACAGTTCACCTACCCAATCGCTGCGCACTATGGCAGCGGGGATGATGTCTGGCATGACTAGTCCAGCCCGGCCATGGTTTCGCTTTGCGACACCTGATCCGGGGATGATGGACAATTACGCTGTGCGTGAGTGGGTCCAGAACGCAGAATTGGTGTGTAGAAACGTTTTAAACAACAGTAATTTTTACAATACAGTCTACAACATCTACTCCGAACTGGGCGCATTCGGCACAGCACCCCTATACCGACAGCGATCCGACAGCCAAATCATCAGGTTTCGGCCATTTACTGCAGGCGAATACGTCATTGCAGAGAACGACCAAGGAATTGTGGACACGTTAGGCCGCAACTTTACGATGACTGTCGGCCAGCTAGTCGAAAAGTTTATTGCAGACCCCGTCACTGGAGACATGGCGTGGGAAAAATGCTCTGCAGCTACAAAGAAACTGTACGACACCGGGGAATACGACACCCTTGTGCCAATTATTCACATGATACAGCCACGGCGGCGCGATGAACGCGACCCTACAAAGCTGGACGCCAAGAACAAACCCTTCCAATCTTGCTATTTTGAAGAGGGCGGGGACGGTAAAACCTTTTTAGAGGAAGGCGGTTATGACACATTTCCTGCATATGTTCCTCGCTGGGACGTTCTTAGCGGTGATGTTTATGGCCGTTCTCCCGGCATGGATCATCTTGGTGATATTAAGCAATTACAGCAGGAACAGAAGCGTAAGGCGCAGGCGATAGACAAGATGGTCAACCCGCCCATGGTCGCACCGACCAGTTTGCGCGGACGGCCCACAACAGTAATACCGGGCGGCACAACATACGTTGACGCTACCCAAGGCAATCAAGGTTTTCAACCAGCGTACCAAGTGCAGCCTCGTATCCAAGAACTGATGATGGATATACAAGAGGTGCAAGGTCGCATTGGACGTGGATTTTACGCAGACCTTTTCGCCATGATGATCGGCTCAGACCGCCGACAGATCACGGCTACAGAAGTGGCAGAGCGCCATGAAGAGAAGTTAGTTTTGCTTGGACCTGTGCTACAACGTTTGAACGTTGAACTTCTGGACCCGCTGTTGAAAGACACGTTTGGGTTTGCCATGGAAGCTGGGTTGCTTCCTCCCCCTCCCGGCGACTTGGCTGGGCAGAATTTGCAGATTGAATACGTCTCTCTGTTAGCACAGGCCCAACAAGCAGCTGCAGCCACAGGCATTGAGCGCACTATGGGCTTTGCAGGCAACCTAGTCGCGGTTTTCCCGAACATTGTAGACAACATCGATGCAGACAAGGCGCTGCGCGAATACTCACACATTCTGGGCAACCCGACTGACATTCTGGTAGACAAAACTATTGTTGAACAGACCAGAGCCGCACGGGCGCAAGCAGAGCAAGAACAGCAACAGATGCAGCAACAGATGCAAATGGGTGCAGCCGGGGCGCAAAGCGCCAAGGTGCTGTCTGAAACAGACACCCAGAACCCTAATGCACTCACTGAACTACTAGGGAGAGGATAACTATGGGCCAGCCCTTTGTAGTAAATGACAGCAGCGACGAAGCCCAGATCACCAAAGCTGAAAAGCAGATGGAAGATCGAACTAAAGACGTGGACACTATCATGTCCACAGAGCGCGGACGTAGATGGTACTTCGACATGATTTTCGACAAATGCCACTTGTTGTCTAACAGCTACGTTCCACAAAACGCTGGGGGGACGGCCTACAATGAGGGTGTACGACAGCTGGGTGTCCAGATGTACAACGCCGCAAAGGAAAGCCAACCAGCATTATTTATGAAAATGCTAGAGGAGAACCACTTTGAATGATCAATTAGAAATCGACGCCGCACAGGATACTGTAGCGGCCCCGGAACAAGCCACGCAGGAAACTGCAGAGGCTACACAATCCCAAACCTTGCTGTCGGATGACGAAGGTAAAGGTGCTGACGCCGCAAGCGGCCCACCAGAAGACGGTGTGTATTCGTTTGAAGCGCCAGAGGACTACGAGGTAACAGACGCAGTCCAAGCAGAACTCGATGTGTTTTCCAGCATTGCTAAAGACAGTGGGCTTTCACAGGCCCAGTATCAGCAGCTTGTTAGTTGGCAGATTGAGCGAGGCCGCGAGATGGGTACTGCCCAAGGAGCGGAATACGAGAAGCGCGTATCTAACTGGGCAGATCAAGCTAAAACAGATGAAGAATACGGTGGCGATGAAATCAACACCAATCTGAAGCTGGCAACGCAAGCCGTAGATAAGTTTTCGACAGCGGGTTTGAAAAGCATTTTAGCCAAAGCCACACCGGACAACCCGGAGGGGCTGGGCATTGGTAACCACCCAGAGATGGTACGTTTATTTTATCGCATTGGTAAGGCCATGGGCGACAGTGATTTAGTTGTAGGCGGTACACCCGCAAGCAGCCTGTCACCAGAGCAACGCATGTTCCCGACAATGTATCCAACAAGCAATTGAGTGTGAAAGGAGCTATTCATGGCAACTCTCAGTTCCATTAATCCGACCCTAGCCGACTTGGCAAAGGTCACAGACCCGGACGGTTCTATTTCGGACGTGGTCGAAATTCTAAACCAGACTAACGAAATCCTTTTGGATATGACTTGGCTGGAAGGCAACTTGACTACAGGTCACCGTACAACTGTACGCGCTGGCTTGCCAACACCTACATGGCGCAAACTCTACGGCGGCGTTCAGCCGACAAAGAGCCGGGCCGTACAGGTCACAGATAACTGTGGTATGTTGGAAGATTACGCAGAAGTGGACAAAGCACTTGTGGATATGGCAGGCAACCCTGCTTCGTTCCGCTTGCAAGAAGACCGTCCACATATCGAAGGCTTGAACCAACAGGTCGCTACCACCCTCTTCTACGGCGATGAGAGTGTTAACGCTGAACGGTTCACAGGTTTTGCGCCTCGTTTTAACTCTTTGTCTGCAGCCAACGGTGAGAATATCATCTCAGGCGGCGGCAGCGGTTCAGACAACGGTTCAATCTGGCTGGTGTGCTGGTCACCACAAACGTGCCACGGGATTATTCCCAAAGGCTCGTCTGCAGGTATCTCACAGCGTGATCTGGGTGAAGTCACTATCGAAAACGTTGATGGTAATAACGGACGTATGCAAGCGTATCGTTCACATTATCGCTGGGATGTGGGCTTATCTGTCCGCGATTGGCGTTATGTGGTGCGTATCGCAAACATTGACCGTTCTGCATTGACTTACAACGCAGCATCTGGGGCGCGTCTTAACGACCTCATGCACCAAGCCGTTACGCAGTTACCTGCGTCTTTGGGTCGGTGTGTATGGTACATGGATCGTTCCATGCTATCCATGCTGCAACGCCAAACATCATCTGCAGTCAGTTCTTCTACACTGACCATGGATAACGTGGGTGGCACAATGCAGACTTCATGGGGCGGTTACCCAGTACGCCGGGTAGACGCGCTTAAAGTCAACGAAGCAACCATCAGCTAATCGAAAGGAGCAACCAGATGATTATTGATGAAAGACTAGAGTTTTGCGATGCTACAACGCTAACCACAGGCACTGGCACAAGTTTGCAGGGTGATGTGATCGACATTGGTAGTGAGCGCAATATCGGTATGGGGCAACCACTGTATTTGGTTATCCAACTTACTGCAGCGGTAACTAGCGGTGGTTCTGCCACTGTTGATTTCCACCTTGTGTCAGACGCACAAGCGGCAATCGCCGTCGATGGTACTGAAACCAAGCACATGTCTACTGGCCCCGTGCCAAAGGCAGACTTGGTTCTCGGCAAACGTTTTGTAATGCCTATCCCTATGGGTAAAGCATACGAACAGTTTGTTGGTGTTGAGATTACCACAGCAGCAGCGGCACTTACCGCTGGCGCTATGGACGCATTCTTGACCTATGACCCAGCTGGCTGGACTGCGTATCCTGACGCAACCAACTAGTAAACTAGGGGTGAGGGTTATTATTAACCTTCACCCCACCTTTTTACGGGAGTGAAACATGAGAGCGAAATTTAAACAGGGGTTCTTTGCTGGGAACGGCATCTTGTATGAGCCTGACACAACGCATGAATTGCCTGACCATTACTTAGACAAAGGGATGCTACCCTCTGACACTGTAATCATTGAAGGTGTAAAAGAGAGCGCCCCGGAGCCTGACCCGGAAACCATGGCTAACATGATCCACAAAGGTCATGGACGATATGACGTATTTAACATGGGTGACCTTGTTGGGGATAATTTAAAGAAAGCGGAAGCCAAAAAGTTGGTGGATGAGTTGAACGAACCAGAAGCACTAGAACTGGAGTAACACATGGCATCTGACATTCAAATTGCGCGTATGGCGCTGGCACATGTAGGGGACCGTTTTGACATTTCCTCATTGACTGAAGCCAGCACAGAGGCCGAACAGGTAAACCTGATGTTTACGCATGTCAGAGATCAAATGCTACGCGCACACCCGTGGAATTTTGCGAAAAAGTACGTCAGTCCTGCAGCCCTGTCTGGAACAGTACCGGGGCTGTGGACATACATGTATTTGTACCCGGCAGACGCGCTGCGTATTTTAGGACTTACTAACCCGGCAGGCAGAGATGCACCGCCACTGCAGTATGAAACCGGGCGCAACGCGGCTGATCAATACTGCATTTTTACTGACCAAGAAGACGTTGAGATTGTTTTTGTCAGTA